GACCAAACAACAAAGAGGACTCCTACCCAGTCACCTTCACCGGCCAGAAGGCGAAGGTGCTGGAGATAATGGAGTTTCTCGACCGGCACGCCGGAGCAAAGGCGTTTCTCTGGACAACGCCACTCGGCCAGCTCGGATTGTTCACCTGCAAAAATCCCTCACCTACGCCTGCGGGAGGTGGGGTCTTCAAGCTTACGGCGACGTTTGACCGTGCCTTTCAACCTTAGGATCAACCATGCCGCTGATCAGTGACATCCAGGTGCTTGAGCCTGGCAGTGAGGTGCTGCTCTTTGAATTGGACGGCACGGACTACGGGGCGGACGTTCTGCGCTTCCACGGGCACGCGATACCGCACACGCCTGCAGAGCTGATCGCTGCCGGTGACGATGCCGACCAGTTACCAGCGAAAGCGATTTACTGGCAGGGCAACGAATACAGCGCCTGGCCGATGCAGATCGACGGTATCGAGGCCAACGGCGACGGCACAGCAGTACGGCCCACCCTATCGGTCGGTAACGTCAATGGCCGAATCACAGCGCTATGCCTGGCGTTTCAGGACCTGGCGGATTTCCAACTGACGATGCGCCATACGCTGGGCAGTTACCTGGACGCGGTGAATTTTCCTGCCGGTAACCCGACAGCGGACCCAACCCAAGAAACGATCGAGGTCTGGTATATCGACCAGAAGACGAACGAGGACGGGGAGACGGTGAGTTGGGAGCTTGCAAGCCCGGGCGATGTGGGCGGCGAATCCGTAGGCCGGCAGGCCACAACCCTGTGCCACTGGTGCCTCACCGGCGGGTACCGGGGGCCGAGTTGCGGCTACACCGGGGGCTACGTCACGAAAGACGGCGTGGCCACCGATAACCCTGAGCTCGACGAGTGTGACGCCACGCTGGGCCGTGGCTGTATTCCGCGCTTCGGTGAGGGTAATCCGCTGCCGTTCGGCGGATTCCCCGCAGTTTCCCTGATCGCCCGGAGTTGACCATGCGCAAGCACATATTGAGTGCGATCCAGGCGCACGCGGCCACTGAGTACCCGAAAGAATGCTGCGGCCTGCTACTGGGCATCGGTCGCAAGCAGCAGTATTACCCCTGCCGAAACATTGCCAGCGAGCCGAACGAGGAGTTCCGGATCGACCCGGAGCAGTACACCGCGGCTGAAGACATTGGAGAAGTGATCGGCATCGTTCACTCGCACCCGGACGCCACCAGCCGCCCGTCGCCACGTGACATGGCAATGTGCGAGGCGACCGAGTTGCCTTGGCACATCCTCAGCTGGCCGGAGGGCGATCTGCGCACGATCATACCCGCCGGTGACGTCCCGCTGTTGAAGCGTCCATTCGTTCACGGTGCTTGGGACTGCTGGCAGGTCTGCGCCGATTGGTATAAGCGCGAGTGGGGGCTGGAGTTCGAGGCCTTCAAGCGCGCCGACGGCTGGTGGGAGAGCAAAGACAACACCAGTCTGTACGAGGCGAACTACGAGGCCGCCGGCTTTTACCGGGTTGACCAGCCGCAGCGCGGCGACATGATCGTGATGGAAGTTGGCAGAACGGTTTACCCGAACCATGCCGGCATCTTCCTCGGCGTCGATCCGGCGCTACCAGGAGAGGACTCAACCACCTTTGGCCCTGGCCCTTTCCTGCTGCACCACCTGTATGGCAGGCCGTCAGAGGCGATCGTGTTCGGTGGGCCGTGGCTTGACCGGACACGCCTGATCCTCAGGCACAAAGACGCAAAACAATCAGAATGACGCGGCAGGTCCGCAGGAGAAAAATATGAAAAGTGTAATCGAGTCAGCAGCAAAAACCGCCAGTGGCGAACCGGTCTGGCGGCTAACTAAAGGCTAGTTTCCTTTGTTTTCCAGCAATTTTTCGATATCAGCTACGCTTCTCTGAACGACACTTAGAGGCCACTCATAAGCGTCAAAGTCATCCCCGTCGCTGCATCCCCGAGCTGGAACTTCAGTAAAAAATTTTGCCGCTGCATCCAGGGCAGAGGAATCAAACCCTGGTGATTTTTTGAGTGCATATGTCAGCGATGCCAGCGCCATTAACACGCCATTTTCAAATGGTTTTATTTCGTATGCCACTTTGACCTCCTAGGTCATAAACGCGCCGAAATTGGCGCAATCCCAGTCCTTGGGCTTGCAGGCAAAGGACTGGGGTTATCCGTTGCGTGAAGGCAGGAGGCTACTACGGAGAGTGGCGATGCGTTACTGGGGATTCGTACAGGCTGTTTGAGGAGTGATGCTAGAATGCTGGCTCCACTCGAGCGAAGGAATGTCCAGATGTTGAAATACAGCGATATCACCCAACGATTCATCGAGTTCCGGCGCGAGCAGGATGAGTATTGGGAGCACTTGCGGAAGGCGGCGTACCAGCTGCTGAAAGATCTTGAGATATCGTTAGAGTTGCCGTCTCAATCCTGGACGGACGAGACTGGCAAGCTCTTCCACTATGTCGACATCGGATCGATCGAAAGTGGTGAGTTCAAGCGTGTTCATCCGATGGAGTTCCAAGGAGAGGATCTTCGTTATAACTTCGCGATACGCATTGCTTTGGAAGAAAGCTCGAAGGATGTGTCGAAGGCTTTTTATTTCCAGCGCGTAACTTTGTTCGCTAACAATGAAGTCATTGTTGTCACACTTGCTGGCGCAGATAACGAAACCGTCTTCAACACATCGAAAGACGTTGCGGACGGCCAATTCTCAACTGTCGTTGAGGCGATCAAGGAAAATCTGATGGGTGTGCTGACGCTGAAAGTGTCAGGCTGATTCCCAGTAGCCCGGCTCAGTTCCGGGCTTTTTCATTTCCGCCTGCGCCAGTGATATCGTTCACCCTTTCCACAGGAGTGACGTGCATGAAATTGATCGTAGGAGCGGTTGCGGCGATGTTGCTGGGGGGGTGCGCGACGTCGCCAACACCTTCAGGTCAGGCGCGCCAAGCGCCGTCGAGCCAAGTGCTGGCGTTCCAAAGCAAGCCGTCTGGAGCCTATGGCACTCTCCAAGTGATTCGCGACTCTGGACACACTGGCAGTCTTTGTTCTATGGCCGTTTTCATTGACGGCAAGCAGGCGGCCAAGCTCGACCCGGGGCAAAAGGTATCCTTCTATCTACCGCCGGATTCGGTGTCGTTGGGAGCGGCCTATACCGGCTCGGGTATCTGCTCTATGGGAGCGGACCGTGTTGAGCGCGAGGCGATCGTAAAAGACGGAGCGGTCAAAAAATACAGAGTGTTTACCAGCGGTGATGGGCAGGTAGACATACTCCCCACAACGCTTTGAAACTGGCCGCCTTCGGGCGGTTTTTTATTGGCCGGAGGAAATCATGGCTTCATCTGCTCACTACACTCCGACAACGAAGGTCATGTTGTCCGGATCGCTGGCCAAGAGGTTTTTCCGCAGCAAACCATTTTTGCTTGATGGTGGATCGGGATCTGAAGTTCTTCGCGCACTGAATGCCACGGTTGAGGGTTTTGCCGAAGAAATAAAAAGGCTTGAACGGCTAGGGATGACATTCGCGATTTTTCGAAATCGCAAAAACATTGGGATAAGTGGCCTTGACCTCGGTGGGGCACGTGAAGTCCGAATCGTGCCTGTAGTTTCGGGCAGCAAGCGCGCCGGTGGCCTGCAAACAATTATCGGAACGGTTCTTATCGCAGCAGCATTCGTGCTGTCTTTCACGCCTTTCGCTGCAGCCTCACCGTTCCTGTATCAGATAGGCGCCGCAATGGTAATCGGTGGCGTAATTCAAATGCTCAGCCCCCAAGCCTCTGGCCTGAAGCAGAGCTCATCCCCAGAAAACGCTCCGTCTTACGCTTTCGGCAGCGCCAAAAACACCACCGCCAGCGGCAATCCAGTCCCGATCTGCATTGGCGATCGGCGCTGGGGCGGCATGATCATTTCCGCATCGATCTATGCCGAAGACAAAACGTAATCCGCACGCAGCAAGCAGGCCGCCCATGAGGCGGTTTTTTTTCGCCTGGAGGAAAGCATGGGCGCAGCACAGATGATCGACATCCACGGGGCGAAGGGCGGCGAAAGCAAGCCAAAGTCGCCGACCGAGGCCAGCGACAACCTCCGCTCGACCAACCTGGCCAAGCTGCTGATAGCCGTTGGCGAGGGCGAATTCGACGAAGTCCCGACCGATTACGACATCTACCTGGACAACACTCCGATCCGTGACGCCAGTGGCAACGTCAACTTCCCGAACGTGAAATGGGACTGGCGCCCGGGCTCGGTTGATCAGACCTACATCCCCGGCATTCCTGCGGTCGAGAACGAAACCTCGCTGAACGTCGAGTTGCGCAACGATGCGCCGTGGGTTCGCTCGATCACCAACACTCAGCTTTCGGCCGTGCGCATTCGCTTCGCCTGGCCAGCGCTGCAGCGACAAGATGATGAGGGAAACGTCGTCGGCTACCGGATTGATTATGCGATCGACCTGGCCACCGACGGCGGAGCGTACCAGCAGGTATACCCCGACGCCGTCGACGGCAAGACCACCACGCGCTACGAGCGCTCCCGGCGCATTGATCTGCCAGACGCCACCACGGGGTGGCAAGTCCGCGTCCGCCGCCTCACGCCGAACCAGAACAGCAACAAGATCGCTGACACCATGCTGATTGCCGGCATCACCGAGGTGATCGATGCCAAGCTGCGGTACCCGAACACCGCGCTGCTCTACATCGAGTTCGACGCCGAGCAATTCTCCAACATTCCGGCAGTGACTGTGCGGTGCAGGGCACGGCGCTGGATGGTGCCGAGCAACTACGACCCGATCCAGCGTACCTACACCGGGACGTGGGACGGCTCGATGAAGTCGGCCTGGACCAACAACCCTGCATGGGTCACCTATGGTGTGTGCACCGAAGACCGCTTCGGCCTTGGCAAGCGCATCAAGCCGTTCATGGTCGACAAGTGGGAGCTCTACCGGATTGCCCAGTACTGCGACCAGATGGTGCCTAACGGGCTTGGTGGTGTAGAGCCGCGCTTTCTCTGTGACATGAACCTGCAGGGCAAGGCCGACGCCTGGTCGCTGCTGCGCGACATCGCCGGCATTTACCGTGGCATGACCTACTGGGCGCAGGGCCAGCTGGTGATGCAGGCCGACATGCCGCGCGCGCAGGACTTCGACTATGTGTTCACCCGGGC